CGCCGTACAGGTCAGCGCCGTACAGGTCAGCGTCGCGCAGGTCAGCGCCGCGCAGGTCAGCGCCGCGCAGGTTAGCGTCGATAACCGCCTCTTTCAGAGTCGGTTTGTCTGATTCGTAGATTACGGAACCAGTGACCCAATTTAGGATCTTGATTGTTGCGTTTACTTTTGTCATGATTTCTCCTTATAGATTTTAATCGCTATATATGGGGCTCAACTACCAAATTGAACCCGCGGCACTTTATTTGCGCCGCTATCGGCCTTAAACAATGTACGCTCTTTGAATCCGTACATGTTAGCAAATAGATTGCTCGGAAAGCGTTGTGTCTGAATGTTATATCTCGTCACTGTGTCGTTATATTTATCGCGGGCGCTCGCGACACCATTCTCAGTCTTGGACAGCTCGCCGATCAATGACTGGATGTTAGCACTGCTCTTTAGGTCGGGATAATTCTCGGTAATTACTAGCAGTCTGCTAAGCGCTGATTCGGTACTACTTGCAGACTTTGCCTGGTCGTCAGCACTCCTTGACCCTGCATACTGGCTACGCGCCTGAGCTAAATCGCCAAATACCTTTTGTTCTTGCAATTGTGAACCCTTTACCGAGGCAACCAGATTGTCGATCAGATCGAGCCGTCGCTGATATTGAGTTTCTACCTTCGACCAGGCCTGATCCACGCCATTTTTTGAAGTCGTCAGAGAATTATATGAACCGGCAAATATCGCGCCTACAATGAGTAGAACCAGGAGTACGCCCCCGAGAACTGATACAGTAACAATTGCTTTCTTATTCTTCATCGCTAATCATTCCTTGTCATAAATTTATATACGCCATAACACAGCCCACCGATTACCAAGAGGCCGATAATCACCATCATGAACCATGCGCCCCAATAGACGTCGTCTCCGCCCTCCTCCGCCGTTTGCACCTCCTTGCCGTCTGGTTGCACGACAGATACTTGCTGGTTGCCGTTGTGCGTCGCGATATAATACCAGGGCAACCAGCTCCAGCCGCTTAGCCCGCTGTCGTGATAATAAACAACTGATCCCTGCGGAGCGCTATAGCCCTTGAAAGATGGACTATAGTCATCACCGACAACTCCCTTTGAAGTGCTGTATGTCTTGTTACTTGGAGCCTTTGGGCTTGTCTTAATCGTTTGGCCAGAGCTTGATTTGAATGATCCTCCAGGCTTGGTTGTTGATGATCCCGAGCTGGATGATTTGCTATTGGAGCTACTCGAGGATCGGCCACTGGATGAACTGCGTCCACCACTGCTAGTAGCTCCTTTCGCGAAATAAGTGTAATTATTCATCTTTGATTCCTCTGGAGCTATTACTCCCTTTAATTTGATCTGTTATTTCCCGATGGTGCGGACGACACATAAATCGAACATTATGCACGTCCATCTTCAATTGCTGGTGCGATCCCCGCTTCTTGATATGATCCACGTCCAGATTCGAGCTAACTGTGCACCCTCGCATAGTGCACACGTAGCCGACCCTGGATGTCAGGTAGGGGATCGCCACCTTATCGCGCCAGACCTCGTACACCTTGGTCGCCTTGCCCTTTTTGGGGATCGGTTTGTAGGTCTTTTTGAGACAATCTGAGCATTTGTTTTGCAGAGTGGTATACGCTACCATCTTTGAGCCACACAGTTTGCAGACGCGCTCTATCACACTATTGTTTTCTTCCTGACAATCGACTTGAACAACTTCAGTCGCTTATGATAAACGATCCGCAAGCTGGACAGCAGCACCATTATCGGGTCGTAATCCAAGTGCTCGAAATGCAACTTGTATTTGTCCAGCTCAGACTTATTCATTATGTTCAGCCACTTTCTTGTTCTCGACCTTCTTCTTAAGTTCATTAACGGCATCGGATGCCTTAGCGAAGGTATTGGCCTGCTCAACGATCTTGTCGCGAACTTCTTTATCGACACCCAACTGATGGAGATAGCCCCGAATAGCAATGAGTTGCTTGCCGGTAGGTGGATCCATAGTTGCCATAACTTTATCCTCGGTGGATATCGATGAAGGATTCCACTTGGAAGGTGTCTTTGCGGGCTTGGTCGAGTTGTCCATGGTGTCGGCGTCTTTGGTATCGTCGATACAGAACATGCCGTTTAGGGCGTACTTGCGGGCGTAGGAGCTAGCTGATCCAGTGACCTGTGCCTCGTCCATACCTTTCTTAGTCTCAGCTTCGCGAGCATACGCTGTCGCCGTCTCGCATTGCGTGCCATCCCAGACCTTCACGCACGCTCTGACATAGTAACGATCGCCAAGCTGTACTAAATCGTCTGATATGGTAAGTAGTAAGTTGTGCGATCTTAGAAGCGGCTTTACCGCCTCCAGGATGTCTTCACACGACCGATAGTTGTAGTTACCGAAAGTATTTTTTTGATTTTTCGGAGCCTTTAACTCGGCCTGAATCTTCACTAGCTTGCCTTGGAGTGATTCTGCTTCAGCCATCCTAACCCTCACACCCGTCAAAGCTGGCTTCATTGTCCTTGGCTTGTTGATACGCATTGTCCGAATCATCGAGATTAACCAGCACTCTGACCTTCTTGTACTCGTGGTCATTGATCTCTTTGATCGTGCGACCGAGCTTCAACTCTGATTTAATTCTATTTTTGTGGGCGCGCACGTCCTGCTGCAGCCCAATCTCTTCACGGGATTTTGCAATCCAGACAGGGAACATGCTATCTTCTTCGCCGGGCTGGTGAGTGACTTTAATCTTCATAATTATCCTTCCTCGGCTGCTCGCCGTAGCGCATGAATGGGTGAAAGCGAAGCCGGCCGACTCCTGAAACGCCCGGGTGACATTTCTCTTCTTCATCCGCTACAGTAAGCAGCCGAAACTGCTTACGTGATTAGGCTCGTGCCTTTTTTGCAACTGGTTTGATGCGTTCTTTCTTCTCAGCCAAGTTCAGGGTGTACCAACCAAACTCCAGGCCAATCGCGTACAGGATCGCTCCCGTACCCAGAACCTGCAAGACCGGAATGTGACCCATGACCTCTAATGGCGGGAGCAAAAAGGTGCTCGCACCAGGTACGATTAGTAAAAGTTTGTTTAAGAACGTTAGGATTGTTTTCATATGCCCCCTAATTAGTTTTGGGTTCATACAGTCGCATGGAAGCCAGTAGAGACTCCCTGGGTTGCAACCTTGACTACCTACTCCCTATAGGGTTTCAGCAGATCTTAGCTTCTACTGGCTACTAGCGATAAACTCAATGTAATTACCGCTAGCGACCACATAAGTTTCCTTGCCAAAACGCGATTAAGGCATTAGAACACAAACGATTTTTTGCGTACTTATGTGGCCATGTGACTGTATGAACAGTTTTAGTTTTGTTAGACGATACCTACGGTCAAGTGGGAAATTTCCTTACTGCTGACCGCAGGTATCGGAGATGTTTCTGCTAGCAACCTAGCGACGTTGTTCATGGAGAGCTGAGAGAATAAGCACGTCTCCAAACCATCTATGAAAATACTTGAGGACTGTGTGGGTGAGCTACACTTTCACGGGGTAGGTACTAGCCATATAAGCCTGGCTCTTGCTGTGTGCCTATGCCCTCAGGTCCCCATGAACAACGGATTTTACTTACATGCCCAAAGCCCCTGCTGCCCTGCTGCAAACATCTGCGCAGTCACCTCGGCATTCGCACGTGGGTCAAAAACTGAAGCGCCTGACCAGCCATATTTAGCTGCCCGAGCAGGCCAATATCCACTTACGTGTTGATAAAGCCCCGACGGGTTGCCGTTCTCGTAATAGCTATGATTAACCGAGTTCGGATTCAGACCGCTCTCACATTTCGCCACACGCACAAAGTGCTCTTCGTCAATGCCGTACTTGCGAGCCGCCTGCCGTACGATGAGTTCAATGTCACCGCCGGATGAAGCAGCCGCTTGGGGCGGACTGACTTTGGGATGTGTGTACTGTGCAATTTCGGTAATGTGCACAGTCGATAGACTAACCCGCAGCTTTGCTGGCTGCTGTGTGTGGATAGTCAGATTGTTAAAATGCGCTGGTTCTACAACCTTGTTGGTTGGAAGAGGCGTAACTGTCATCAGAACCGAAGTGACAGTGCCTATCAGCGCGGTCGAGATACGAATAATCGTGTCCTCGGTTACGCTTCACCGCAGCCTTGCAGTTAGCGCGGTGGCGGAGTTTGTAAGACTCTGCTGTTCGTTTGTCCCCCTTATGGCAACCGCTGAGATAAGTGACTTATGAGCGTGCGTTCATGGGACACGGGTTTTTGATCCGCCTGCGTGAGGCTACTAGGAGTGACTTACTAGCCTCACGGGGTAAATAAAAAACCGAGTGTTTTCTTCAACTCGGCTTAATCAGCTATTCCGTTATAGAGGTCGTTTTGGCTATATCCCCTTTCACGAAGGATATATTGTGCGACATACACGATTAGCTTTTAGCCGTTTGAAGTAAATGTTTATTTGTGAAGGAACGATAACTGCATTGTATCAAACAATCCTCTATTTGTCAATACGCTAGTGATTACCCGCGACCTACAGCGATTTAAAAACACCGGAATTGACACCGGTGTTTTTAAATTATATTGGATCGCTTAACTACCTAGTCTGAAGTTCCAACCTGTTCAATAGCGCAACGAGTAATCTATTAAGAAATCTTTTGCGATTCCTTCCATAGCGAACTGAGAAAACTTTGGCGGCCTCAAAATCCATACAGATCTTGCTCGTACACTCAGCATTCGGACAATAGCCTACGAATGCTCCCAGCCTTCCATTACCCATCCGTATCATCGTACCTACTTGTTTCTTTCGCCCACGAATGTTTGTCTTGACTGCGTTTAATTCGTACATGGTGGATCTCCTGCCCTGCCCCCTAAATTTGCTCCAACTAGCTAGTCCTCTCATTTTAAATTTTTCAGAGATTTATTACTAGAATGGTGCTTACGTTTATAAATTGGTACTATTAGTTGTAGTGGCTTCGCTTGACAAATCTTTTTAATGTTTCCGTAATAGTATGTCCGCTAACGCTCATTTTTGGGTGATTTCTCTTTCTTTATATTTATTAATATATAAAAAGGAAGGTACCCCGTTATGAACTTAAATTCTGAAGATCTGAACTTAAATTTTGAAGATCACGAGCTGTGGATAACTCTCCTTTTGGTGTTGCCTATTTCAACATATTTCTCCCAAAACTCACGCATGTTTCGGCGTCTTTGGGTGCCCTTCGTGGCTTCGTAGGCGGTCGGTAAGACGTGAAATCGGAAGCCATTGCTAGTACGTTCGACAGACAGCCATTCAGTAGCTGATAGGACCTCTCGTGCCAATCGTTGCTTATGTTCACTCAGGCCGGTACGACCCTTTATCTCCTCTGTCTTATAAAAAAAGCAACTCTCCTTTTTGTATAGTTGCTGGCGATATCGGATCGCCTCATAATACAAAGCTGTATCTTCACCACCAAACAGTTCAAACACCTCAGCAACGGTATTGTCATGTATTCTGAAGTTAAGCTTGCCCATAAAAAGAACCTCCTTATGTTTTTAAAGAGGCTAGTATAAACTAGAAAACTCGCCCTGGGCGCCAAGGCGAGAGATCTAGTAAGTCACTGCTTACAGTATAACAGGTCTGTTAATGGGGTACAAGACTTTTGTTACTGCTTATAACCACGGCCAAGTGATTAAATTATTAGCCTCTTACTGCTTGATACTCTTTCGAATTGCGAGAGTAGATATTCTCAGATGAGTTACCCCCATGACCTATCTCCGTAGCGTCACGCTGTAAGGAGCTTGACCAGTCCTTTAACTCTTTTCGCACAATCGACTTTACTGCTTCACGTTTCATCGGGTCGTCTGTCACCGCGTCAACAATGGTAAGCATCCGTCCCATGAGGTTCATTTCTGCCCTCATACATAGGGTCGGTAGGCAGCTGTAGCGCTCTATTGATCGAATGAAGACCGCAATCGGGTCGTTTGATTCTTTAACGGTTGTTTCTACCCTGGTGCCATCAGCATAAATAATAAATGCTGACAGTTCTTCATACGCTGGTATCTTCTTTTCTTCTAACATAACTGAAACTCCTTCTAAACTAAACTTGGCCGTGACTATAAACAGTAACTACATACTTCCTCCCTACTTTTTATTGCTCACCACATAAACTCCCAGAGAACCCGCAAACGCCGTCAGTACTTGATACCATTCATTGGTGTTAACAGCAAAGGCCGCCTCTGTGTCCGTCGGCATACAGGCGAATAACAGTACACCGGCCGTTGCTATCAGTGCTGTGTAGAACTTTGCATACTTGCTTGGGTTTTTAAAAATGTCCATATGATCTCCTTAAAAAATATCGTCTAAAGCGTCAGCTACGGCGTCTTCAATCCCGCCGATGATTGCACCTGGTACCTGTAAAATGTCACCGATTAGTCCCATATTCCTCCTTAACTTTCGTATTCTTTAATTGCTGGCAAAATTGCTTTCAACAGCGCCGCCAACTTCGGATCGTCCACAGTAATCTGCGGATTCTGCAAAGCTGCATCCACCTTAGCGACCCACGACATGTGCGCCGAGTTGGCCTCACACCAGCGGATCATGCCATTTGTTTCGTTACCTTTCCATGCCTTGACGAACTCATCGCTGGCTGGATAGCCGAAGTACGCTTGTGATAGCGAGTTCAGCTCATATCTGTCGACCGTGCTCATATCTCCTCCTTCTAATTGCTTCGGGCGCAGATACCCGAGGATAGTGTTATCGATTGAATGCCGGACATATCTGCCCGGACTGCCTACGGTGAGGCTGGCATTGAACCAGTTCTGGTCAACTGAGGTAAAATAACTATCCTCAACAGATACAATGCCGTTCGTAATGTGTCCCAAGCCGCCATTGGATGGTGCCCGCTTAAAGACGGCGATATCACCCGGTTGTGGCGGGTTGCTACCCGGCGGAATGTAGTCGTAATTCTTGATGTACTCGTGGTTGTCCCAAATGTCCGCCGCATTGCGATAGGCCGAGAACGGCGCACCCAGGAACTCGGAATACTTTAGCGCCCCAACCATACACTGCGCCCCATAAGGATTGCGCGGATCGGTCTGAGCGCGACCAACGGTGGACTTTAGATAGTCAGTGGCTTGCTGGACGATCATGGTTTGCTCATAAAGTAGATGATGAATGGTGTCGCCAGCACAAGAATCGTACCAATGATCCCGATTGACCACTTCAACCCCTTAATCGTACCGAACGTATTCTCAAGCGAGCGCAAACGCACCTCATGATCCGCCTGTGAGGAAATGAAATTATCAATCTTGGCCTCAACACGAATTAACGCGTCATGGTCTTCTCTTTGCATCTTTTCCAAATCAGCTCTCTCCGTCATACCTTCAACATTTTCACCTTTAATTAATACTGTCACTCCAACACAAAAAACCCACAAAATGGGTCATCAAATCGTGGTACCATTGTGGTAGCGCCCCCGAAATAGGTGTCAACAGCCTCGCCTCGGGGGCGTTTTGGTTGGCGGCTCGCGCCGCTTGTCTCTATCCTAGCATATTTAGACATTATGGATCTCCTGTTGGGGAAAATCCACTACTAAATATAGTATACCACATCGAATGCATGTTCTATTTCTGTTCTGTTTATGCTATACTCCCATTGTTATCCGTGGAGTATAAATTGTGAGCCCCATCCCTAGACTCCACGGCTAGGGATGGGGCTCGTACCTTATAAAGAGGGGGGTAGAGTGGAACTATCAGCACTAAACGACCTAGCAAAGATCAAACTTGATAAAGATGAGTTTGGCTTTGGGTCAGATTCAAAGGGCACCGCAGAGAGTGGGGTACTTATTGCATTACCTAGTAAATTCAATTATTTCGGCATGTGGAGTTTTGCTTTTGAGGCCAGCTTTATGCGACACGGCAAACTTAAGAAATTGCACAGATACTGGCAATCAAAGATCGGCCATCGCGTCTATTGGACTGCTCTTTCCGAAAAAGGCAACATCATCGAGAAGGACGGCGAGCGATTCGCTTTCGTCAAATTAACTAGCCTAATCGCCGAAGACGACGCAGACAGCACAGCACATAATATCCACAGCGATGGAGCAGGGAGTTTTTCATTATGAGTCAAGCAAAAAGAGATCACAGAATCATTATCAAAGGCGACCAGGCGCGCGCCGAATTATTGGCTGGTGCACGATTCGTCTATGATGCTGTCACCTCGACCTATGGCCCCCGTGGTCGTAACGTTATGATTGAAAAGCCCTTTGGCCGGCCATTAACCACCCGCGACGGCGTATCAGTTGCCCGCGATACTTACTCGTCAGATCGCCCAAAAAACATGGGTGTTCAGCGTGTACTCGAGGCTTCCGAAACGACCAACCGGATTGCTGGTGACGGCACCACCGCCACCGTCGCCCTTGCTTACCACCTCATGCAGCGCGGCACCCTAGCGATTGCGGCTGGTATGCATCCGATGGAAGTCAAGCGACAGTTCCTGCAGGATAGTTACAAAGTACTCGACAAACTCACCGCAATGACCAAAAAAGTCAAAGATAGCCAGCTGAAAGAGGTGGCGACTATCTCCTCCGGCGACCCACTCCTGGGCGAACTAATCGCCGATGCTGTCCTGCGCGTCGGTGCTGAGGGGGGCATCATTACCGAGAAAGCTCCAGTCGATGACATCGAGCGTGAATACGTCGACGGCTACTATCTCCAGACAGGCTTCCAAGCACTGCAAGCAGGTAAAAAAGAGCTAATCGATCCCTTCGTCATCGTCTCTATCCGTCGCCTGACCTCCGCCGCCGACATCGCCGACGTTCTAACCAAAGCCTTGCAATCCCGCAGTTTTAATCCTCAGACCGATGGCATCCCTCGCTTCTTGCTCATTGGTAATATCGAAGAAGCTGCTTACATGACTGCGGTAAACCTTATTAATCAAGGAAAGATTGATGCCGTTATTCTGAAAACTCCCGCCATGTTCGGCGAGATGGGCAAATACTTACTTGAAGATATCGCCATCTATGCACGCTGTAACCCACTAACAGAGGGGTCTAACCTACGTGAACTAGACACATCCTGTGTAGGAACTGTGGATAAGGTAGTTGCCAACAAAAATGAGGCTACCCTATTTGCTGATAACGACACCGAAGCCGTCAAAACCCGCATTCAGGAAATCAAAGATCAAATCGAAGCCGAATTATCCGATGCTGTTAGTGAGAAAATGAAAGATCGCGTCGCCAAACTTGAGGGCAAGATCGCTCTCTTTCGCATCGGCGGCGCAATTGATAGCGTCAAAGAGGAGGTCGAGTCTCGAGTTGAAGACGCCATTCACGCTACTCGCGCCGCCTACAGCACAGGTGTTGTCCCCGGGGGTGGTATTACTCTGCTTGAACTCAGCAAATTAGAAATCAGCGCGCCCTACGGTGAAGCCCTGCGAGACACCTTCATGCAACTGCTAATCAATGCTAACCTGCCCGCAGAGTTAAAACTCAATGAGGCAATGAAGGCTCCCGTAGGCAACGGATTTAATCTCAAAGGCAATGGCGAGCTTGTCGATATGGTCAAGACCGGAATCATCGACCCCGCTCTAGTCGTCCAACAAATCATCAAGAACGCCACAGCCAGCGCCACAGACATGTTGACCACCGACACCCTCATCGTCTTCGAGGATGCGAAAGAAGAATAAATGACCATTCTGGCGTTCGTCATCGCCATTGTCGTTGCCTTCTACGCCGGTTACAAGTATGACCAACTCAAAAAGATGATCCACAATCTACAACAATCCATCAAAGAGAAAGCTGATGTGAAAAGGCCCAAGCCCCAGAACAAAAGCGTCTTCCTTGATCCCCTCGACATCGCCACCCAGGCTAGAATGGAGCACAAAGCATTACTAAAGAGATTAAACCCTGATGACTAAATGTTCCACATGTAACCAGCCAGCCTCCAATTCCCGCAGCGTTATAAAACACGGCAAGATCATCACCGGTTGCGATATGTGTCTTCCACAGCAACTCCAACAGGGTGATAGCGCTGCTTTCGAGCGTCATTGGCAGCAAGTAGAATATCGACGTGATATCACTCAACCCAACCAACCGGAGTTCGCGCGCGCCTATCCTGAAGAGTTTCGCAAGCTACATGGAGATGAGCTGTATAGAAAAATGGGATAAGCTATTGACATGTTTACATATGTGTAGTATAGTGTTCGTATATTAACCGTGGAAGGTCTAAACATGGAAAAGAATTCTAAAGCCCAAACAAATGTATCCGGAATCGCTGTCGCCTTGGCATTACTAAGTTCCGTCGCGTGGGTGATACCCATCGTCGGCATTCCAATTAGTATTATGGGATTAGTGCTTGGTGATAGGTCTTATAGCACAAATCGTGGGCGCTCATTGATCGCCATTCTTCTGTGCGTCTTTACCCTATTGCTCGCAGTTTTCAATGCTTATATAGGTTTTCGGAATACCCAACTAGGATAACTAGCCCTTCTTCCCTTTAGCTGCCATTTTAGCCATTCTCTTTTTCCCATACATCTTTCGGCCAATATATGCAGCTAACGCCGGTGACGCACCTTTCGACTCCATTTGGGCAAAACGGCCGCCGCCACCCAATTTGTTGCTCTTGCCTTGGAATGTCCCTGTCTTCTTTGTTGTAAATTTTGCTTGCATGCCTAACCTCCTGCTGTTAATTGTGGCTCAGAATATTGAACACCGTATTCACGTTGTGCCGCTTGATCGTAAACTTGTTTTAAACCGTTTAGTTTGGTTCTCAATTGCTGCTCGCTATCGCCCGTTGTTGGTGCATATTGATTTAATAGAGCTTCCTCATTGGGAGTAAAGCTTGTACCAGCCCGTGCTTTGGCGATAGCCGCCTTTAAAGAACTGACCGTAGTATTAAAATCTAATGTCTTTTGATCAGCCATGCCGAAGACACCCTTAAGATTCTCAAGATTACCCCCTATCAAACCGCTCGAAACTCCTCCAGCATCAAGCTGACCTAAGGCCTTATCCGTAAGCTGGGCTGCTTCATCACGCGCACGTTGAGTTTCTGTTTTCTTTATTGGTGTGGCCTGTTGTCCGAACGCCTTATACCCTTCTAGAATAGCTGAAGCGGACTTAGCGTCTCCTGCAGCAACCGCCTTGGTATAAGCATCTTGAACAGCCTGCGGATCAGACCAAATGCTATTATTACCTTGGGCTGGGCTATTATCTAGTCCAGGAGCAGTAAGAGAACCGGGCGCGGCATTAGGAGGTGTTTCCTCGGGCTGTCCACTCAAGCCAGCACCCAAACTCTGTGCAACAGCCTGCTTCGTACCTGCCTTGAGCAAACTAGATGGCCGAAAAGCACTAGCCAAGGAGCTCTGATTAATCTTCCCCTTCGGGTTCGCTCCTTGCAACAGCGCGCCAAGTTTACTCTGGACACCTTTTGCGGCCTGGACCGGTGCTTTTGTACTCAATCCAGACGCCATCGGTACACCGATAGACTTTTGTCCAGCTTTTGCAATTTGTGGGGTTACCTCAAATATCTGTGCCATCTGTTGTTTCAACGGTTGGATCTCTGGAATTTGAGTCAACACCTCGTCCCCGGCCTTTTTCGCCGCCAGCGCCGCCGTTTCCTTGTCGGTCAGATTTACGCCCCGTGCAATCTTGCCCTGTGCCCTAATCGCAATCGGATTCAGTTGCTTGACGTAATCATTCAGACTCTTAGCATCCGGAGACGCAGCAAATTTGTCTAGGTGCACTCCGAGTGCTCGCTGTGCCCCAGGAGTCGTTAGATCCAGTTCAGCATATTTAAGAGGATCGCTAATAGCCTGTTGCACCTGAGCCTTAACATCCGCGCCCTGGATGGGGGTAGGATTCTTTGCCAAGATATCATCGACTTGGCTAGATAGATTACCCATGTCTTTTTCCATCGCAACGCGTTGCTGTCTTGGCGTGCCGGTATATTTCGACATGAACTGTGATTGCTGCTCCAACCGCCCAACCCCACCGACAGTTGGTTCGGCCTTTAGGCCGGAGCCGTTCTCAGTTAGACGCTGGCCTGCACGCTGAAATATATTCGATGGGGTAGCTGCTCCCGCGGTTTGAGCTACCTCTTCTGCACCCTTGACGGCCTTTGCACCGCCGGCAATTCCTTTTATCAACTTGCCAGCACCTGGAAGCGCTCCGAGCAATGTCTCGCTAGCAATATCACCAACATTAGTATCTTGCCCTAGCAATTTCTGCTTCACGATGGCGCCCAGTCCAGCACCGGCAGCACCGCCCGCCGCTGTTCCCGCTACAGGGGCCAAGAATGAACCACCAACGGCGCCTAACGTTCCACCGATCACAGGTGCGGCATTAGCCAGGAATCCTGTCAAACCATTAACCTGGGGTTTTGGCTGAGCTGGAGCTTGATTATAGTCACTAAATAGCTTCCCAGCCATCTGCTGAGCCATCGCGCGATCTTGTTGTGTCAATTGATATGCCATATTATCCGCCAAAGAGAGCTAACGGGCCTTTCGTCCCTAGATAATTCAAGAATCCGCCAAATCCGCTAAGGCTATCCGCCTGCTGCTTTGCTTTCTGCGAAACTACCTGAGCAGCTGGAGCCTGAGCACCGGCCATCTTGGACGCTTGCCGTCTCGCCTCAGCCATTATCGCTGCCTGTTGATCTGGGTTCTCTGCACCCCCGCCTGAGGGCTTGTTGTACAGCGCCAGTTGCGCTGCTGCGTTTTTCTGACTCGCAGCCAGCTGAGCATTAAACTGCCTAATCTGCTCTTGCCGCGCCGCTTCTTGCGCTGCTGCTTGTTTCGCTGATTCTTCACGGCTAAACAGAGTGTTATACAAATTCTGCATATAACTCAGCTTATTCTGCTGATCACCGTATTCCATATTAGCCGCCCCGGTCGCTTGCTGTAGCGCACGATCATAATCACTTTGAGCGTTGCCATAATCCTGCGTCTGTTGATTCAGGTTCTGGGCAATCGGTTGCTGCTCATTAGCAACCTGACGATTTGCTTGTGCAGAGGTGACCAATGAATTAGCCGTTCGCCCCATAACGGATGGTGCAACCTGATTCAATAACCGAGTAGTATTTGTAATAGCCCCGCGTAATCCCTGTACGGTATCTTGAGCACCCTGCACGCCATATTGCTGTTTCTGAGAGTTCAGAATATCAGCAGCGCCCTTAGAATTGGCCTGAGTCTGTTGTAGTTGAGTTAACGCGTCCTGCGAAGTTGACGGATTCACTATAATTCCCCAAATAATGGGGAATATCCGCTGTTGAATACATTATATCACTAGGCGCCGTTCTCTGCGAATATATAATATGATACCTGTAGACTGGCGCTAGAACTCGTCCAAAAGAAGTCATCGTACATAGTAACTATGAATTGTGTCGCCGTCGCATAAGCGTCGATAGAAAGTGTCGCGCCTATGCCCACATTACCAATTCCTGCCTCAGTGATTCCCCCGCTGTCCAAGAAAACGATGCTTGGTATAGTGAAAGGAATATATCCGTACCTGTGGTTCAAACTATAAACAGTAACAACCGTGTTCTGGGGTAGGTTCGTAGTAAACCGGACATTCAATGTGGCAAAATGCGGTGTGGGCTGATCAACCTTTGCCTTAAACGGTGGATACGATGAGTGAACTGCGCATTGCTCAGGAATAGCTGATTTTACATCAACTCCTGGCAACGATACCTTGAATACAAAGTCATTCATGGCAGTGTAATATTAATGGTATCCCTAAAAAAAGGATCTTTTAATATAACAGCGGTCGCATCACCAGCGGCAGTCACGGATGCGCTACTCTCAGTGATCACCATTTTTGTAGAATCAATGGTGTAGAATGCATCTTGCACCCCAACAGGTGGCGGAGTTATATAATAATAATTGGGATTATGCCCTAAGCCAACGCCACCCGCGCCATATCGTACGTAAGCGAACCCAATCGGCACATAATCAAGTTCATGGACAACCGTCCTGCTATAATCAAGGCCATTGAATGCCGTCGCACCCGTATCAATTTTTTGTATCATCAATGATCTTGTACTGGAGTGTAGTGCGAAATCTCTCAAATCATCAGAATCGATAGAAGCGCCGGGTTTACTAACCTTAAAACCATAATCATGGTCTATAGCATTCCGAATAGTGCCCTGCGGTATGACGGGTGCAGTAAAATTCTGATTAAGAGGCAGTCGGCAAACGTAGTAATAAAAACTTAGTGTGCCACCCCCCGAACTCGACCCATCGAAAGCCAGAACGTTATTATCTACTCCCACACCGCTAAATCCGATTGTCGCATCGAACTTTCCATTAGTAATCACAAAATAGAGCGGAGGATAACCTAGATTATGGGTATATATAATCTGTGGAGTCCCATTGATGTTGATCGTCGCGCTTCCCCCGGTTTGGATTTTCAACAACGGCCAAGATGAACTAAACTGAAGCAAATAATCAGTAACGGTATTTACATCATAGCCTGGTACAGAGCCCTTAGCCCCATAGTCGGCCATTAAAATCCTCCAGGATCTTTGCCGATCAATACACGATCATTTGTCCCGTCGTTCATAATCAAGCCGTCCTTGGTAATAGATATAAATGTGATAATCCCGTCAGTTATGACCAGACCCGAACTAGTAAGTTGTACTTGATATTTATCCGTTCCCTGTATCTTGCCCACACCGATACGCTCATTACTTGAATCAATAATGACGCCATCGCCACCAATCGTTTGAGTGCCGCGCATATTACCAGTGCTTACTTGCCGAGGTAGTACCCGGCCGATGCTACTTCCACCGACAGGATTATCCCGTAATGAGGCAACCTTAATCTGGCTGTAGTCGCTTCCGTTAGGTGCATACTCGCTCATTGCAGCACCTCTTGCACCAGCGTATCAATTACCGTGCTAATACTCGTAATTGTCGGGCTCTCGGTCACCGTGTCGTCACAGTAGATATTTATCCCCAGTTGCAGCTCGTTGAATCTACCCTGCTTACCCGTACTGCCGAACATGCTCGTTCGGGCGTAGTTCTGTAAATCCTGCCAGGTATTCGTATTTGTGAACCTATTGGACACATTAAATGCTCCTCGATTAATGGAATACTCCAGTTCAACACCGACACCATTCGGCAGCGCCAGCCATGATCCCTCCATATAATTCGCCTCTTTATCCTTACCGACATACCCTCCGTCATAAATCAACGTCTGCAAGGTTGAAAAAGCCGCCGGTTTCGAGTTGCTGTTCACCACATCCACACCGTACCCACCGTTCAGATCATCACGCCAAGATATCAGCAGATTGTCACCGAAGTTCTGCACCATGCCAATGCTCAGATTATTGCTACCAGAATAAGTCTGCGAGCCAGTACTAAGCAAATAACTATAGCCAAACGAATTAGGTAGATTCTTGTCTACCTGACCCCAGGAATACACACCAAACTGAATATTAGTGTTAATCGATACCGATGGCCATGCCATCAGTTGAACACCGTTACGCACCGTCGCCGCATATGGATAAATCTTGGTCGAATCGTTGTTGTTATTATAACCATTCTCGCCAAACGGCATCGTTCTGATCTTCATCGGCTGCGAATTAGCCGACGACATGACATACCAAGCACCCCCAGCATAGTAATACAGAATATTCTTGTTCTGGTGAATAGCATACGGTGATCCTTCGGGTACCAACGTAAAGTAGTTATAAGTCGAACTCAGCCCATCCCAAAAGAATATAATCCCATCCTGCGGTGTATTGGATGCGCTGCTGCTCCTTTCGCAAGCAATCGCCAGGTACTCGTTAAATACTGCCAATCCACACACTTCATAGCCAGGCGGGAAAGTCAGTTTATGTCGCTGCCACTCGCTATTTGATGGCGCAGGCTGACCCAGAGGTTCGTAGACGCTCAAATAATGCTCGTTGCCGATGCAAATAAACTGCTGGAAGTTTGTTATTGGGTGCATGCCATTGATCGGCTGTACCAAGCGATCCGCCCACAACTGCATATCACAGGTGCTCAGATCATTAGCGGTCGTCGATGACACCGTACCATCGGCAACGGTGGATGTCAGATGGAAGTGATATGTTTGCGCTGCTGGTGCGACCTGCGCCCTTACTGGAGTAGAAAAAGTAAAGTCATTCCACACATTATTCACTAAGTTCGCATTGCTGACTGTTGCAGTCCCCAAAGAATTATTCAATCCGTCATGCAACGTCAACGTCCAATTCCCCGTTCCTTTCGCAACAATAAATACTGATATCTTATTAATTGGCTCGATATCTGTCTGAAGATATCTCAGTTGTGACATACCTTCGCCCAATGTCGTCAGAATAGCCGTCGTCTTCGCGCCGCCCGCCTGGTTGGTATTCACGTTGAAGGTAGCGTTGGTCGTATTATCGTAGGTTGACTGTGAGATATTATAGAAGTTCGGCTGCAATACGGGAGTTGTGTTTAGCGGACTATATAGGCTAACTGTCTTAGCATGGGCAATATAAATTGCGTTCTGATCCTGACGATATGTCATGCCAAAATATCCGGCGGGTAGATTCCCCTCGCTTGACCATACGCCAGCAGTTGTGCGTTTATAGAAGTACCCGCCACTACCAATTGCATAGATCGTTCCCGCGCTCGTCATGACGGCATTCTGTACAAGATCCTTGACCACTCCGCCATCCTCGCGGGTAGTGCGTGACAAAACAGTAATCTGCGACGGTGACTTGCGGAAATCAATTGATTGCGAAAAAGCAAACGAATTAGGGATACCGACCTTCTTGTCGGTCGCCCAGCCGCCCGAGAAATTGCTTAGAATTAATGGTTTTTTAGCCATATCACGTCAATGGCCCCGGTACTGGCGGGATTAGCCATGGGTTAAGGTACATATCATCTTCGGATATTACGTTGCTCGACATGCTGCTCGAATACTCTTGTTCGCAATCCAATTGCAGTTGATTGAATAAGCCCGTATGAAATTGGCTACGCTGTTCATTTCCTTGTGAGGAAAAATAATTACCCAATGCATAGTGCATCGGAGCATCCACATACTGCGCTGGCAGAATACTTAACTGACCAATCCGCCACGTTTTACCCGCTCCAGAGGTAGCGACATATGCCGACTTCAATGTCAATGTCGTTGCTGTCGCTGCCACAATTTCATACGCAGTCGTGTCTATCTCGCCGGTTACCTGAAAGGACAAACCCGCCAAGCTCGAGCTAAAGACACTACTCGATGCCGTCACCGTCGCCGATCCATTCGTCACCGTGACCGTCGCACTTGTGGTAGTCGATGTAATATCCTCGATTGATAAATCGCCCGCAGTCGGCTGGTAGTAAAATCGCAACCCATTAGTCACGTTCTGTGACGGTACAGGCCACACCGATAGCTCGTCGTTGCCGATCATGAAATACCAAGCAGGCCAATTACTAGTCTGTTGGTATGAAGTAATCCCGCGCCACTGATACTCACTCCGCACTTCTTTCACTGGTGGCTGATAGGTATTGCTGACCATCACCGTCATGCCGGATATGCGCACGCAATCGACTGGCGTTTGATAGATCTGTTGATTCGCAATCAAGTTGGTAAACTGTTGTTTCCGTGTATAATAGCGGGCTAGTTTGGCATTAAACAGTTGGTAGCCGGTGTTCATATCCTGTTTAGCCTGTGTCAGAGTCCCGGGATTATCGTCGCGGGCTAGCCGTTGAAACTTCAGTTCTTGATCTGTCCAAGTAATCATTTTAGATAGCCATTACTAGTATGGTTGCTGGATAGAGAGGATCGGCTTCAAATGTCCCCGTCCCGGCTGAGGTCTGAAAGCCAACATTATATGTCTTGCTCCCCGCAGCAGGCGTTACGGAAGCAAAGAAACTACCCGAGTCAGCGGTCGTCCCGCCGTTATTTGTTACCTGCATGAGTAATGTCCCTGATCCCACAGTGCCATCCCACAGAGTGATCTTGGTGGTGCCGGCAGTCGAGCAATAGAATGCCTCATAGGTAACCCAGATCACTAATGAACGACCGCCAGCAGGAACGGTGACCGTGGCGCTTAGTGAGGTTATCTGGACAGCCCCCGCGCTAACCGTCGTGAAGTTCGCAGTTCGTGAACCGCTTCCAAGTTTTATGGCCGATGTCGATAGCTGTGTCGCACCAATCCCCCCTTGCACTACAGTCCCCGCAGCAATACTGTTCGCCGTTGAAATCACCCCCGCTGCGATAGCGACCCCGTAGATCGTCCCGGTAGTTGACGCAGTGTGTCCAGCAATCGAATCCACCGTGATCGTACTGTTGTCAATCGTGCCACCAGTGATCGTTGGTGAGGTCAATGTCTTGTTAGTCAGCGCCTGCGTTGTCGAGAGGTCAACAAGAGTACTCGAAGCATTTGGCAATGTGTATGTCCGTGTCGTCCCTGTTGTAATACCTGATAGCTGAAACTGAGCCTGCTTCGTCACGTCCCCATCGTCCTGAAGCGTGAACAACGTATCTTTCAGCGTGACGGTGTTTGTGATGCCGATCGTCTTGTTAGTCAGCGCCTGCGTATCCGAAGTGCCCACAGGTGACCCAGTGATACCCAGGAACGTATTGCGATTGATCTTCTGGGTCGTCGCCAACGAGTTTGTAACAATTGGAAAATAATCCGCAGTTGCATCAATTGTAGCGGCGGCAGTTAGGGCGCTGATCTTTACAGTAGCCATGGTCAAACTCCATCATTCTCAGCCCACACAGTGGCTGGTTTCGGCGTAAAGGTACCGCTTTCGATAATCAAACTCAGCCCAGATTCGGTAATGATATCCAGACTACTCTCAGTGTCAATCAATGCCGAATTGGACACCCCCATCTCAGCATCACCATTCTGCGGGCGCCAGATCGTGACAGGTACGCTAGTTGACATCGCTACCTCGGCTGATTATTAGCTTGGTAGTTGACGGTGATATCACAGGTTGTACTGGTTACGATACGCAGACCATTCTGCAAATTCCAGTATTCAAATATCTTCCCTGCGGCCGTAGGGTTTGTAATCGTCGCAACATTAGCCGTTGTACCAGCGGTGCCATCGATAATCTTGATGGTGCCGGTCAAATCGGCATTAACAGTTATAAGTGTCTTGTAGACGGCTCCAGTCTTTACCTGAGTCGTTGTACCAGTCGTGATGTAAGAGTAAGCCATTTAAACCCCAATATTTGGGGAATATCCGCTGTTGAATACATTATATCACGGAATCGTAATAACATTCCCGACCTTTGACTGCAAGGCATTAAAAGCTATCAGATTATTCTTATATACAGTCCCGTCGGCGGTGATCGTAGCGACCGCCGAGGCCTGCGTCGTGTTGGACGTGAAGTTATATATCTTGGTGGACGTAAAGCTCGTCGCACTATCAAAGAAGGTCACCGTCACATTAAACTGATCGTTCTGAAAGTTAATACTATTGATAGTTGCCGTAAATGCCATAATTGATCCTATTGATAATAATTAATCCATACATCGACCGTGGCCGCCACTGCCCCAGCAGTAATCACATCTATACCACTCGTCATCTTCACTGGCGTCTGAAAATTCACGACTGTTGGCGTAGTTGTCAAAGCGGTTGTCGAGAAACCATTAACCAGTTTTAATGGTGTTCCTTGTTTATCCTGAATTGTAACCGTGCTTGTGGTCCCAGTCGCCTCTGAGCTGATGGAAATGCTGGATATATAAGCAGTTGATGCCGTAGGCGTGTTAGTCGTATTCGTTGTTACACGCACCGAATAGGTATTCAATGCTGTCCGCACGGGCATAAGGCCTACATCCTGGACTCCCGTGCTGCTGACAGAAATTGATCTAAGGTTAGTGCCATCACTTCCCCCGATACTGAACGCATTGGCAGGTATAGCCGATCCTGTGGCAGAATTGGAACCGACCGTCCACGTACCCCCTTGAGAAGCCGTCGCGGCCTGAATGACGGCGGCATTGGTATAAAAGGAGATCACCAAGGTCGCTGTATTACCTCCCGCCACGTTGCTCGATATTCTAAAATATCGCCCCGAACGTGGTCCATGAAAAGTTGCAGTAGCAGATGTAGAGGTGCTGGCGGTGGCAGTGCCAGAAGGGCTCAACAGGTTCACTGATACAGCATTGGTCTGCGAGCTATCGCCAGCTGTTTGAAAGGTTAATGTGGCTGGAGTCGTATTAGTCAAGATACTCACTGATACCCAAGAATAATTGAGCATATCAAACCATGCCGTAGCAGGCGAACCAGCATTCAACGTAAGTGTGGCAGTTGAATATCCAGTACCAGCCGTGATCGTTGCGTTCTGCGTAGATGCAATAGTGCCATCGGCTTTTAGCACGCCTGCTACATTGGTGCCATCAGTGATCTTGGTCTGTTGAGTGCCATTCGTCTGGTTAGCCGACGTAGCCATCAGGCCATTTGATGTGCTAATGTCGGCACTAATCTGCCTTAGTTTCCCAGATATAGTCCCGGCACTGCCCGCCGTTACCGCAGCATCGGTGGTTGTGCCCTCAGCGACGTCCGCACCATCAGCGATCGTGACAGCCCCACCGCTGCCGCTCGTAACGGCAACATTCAAAGCCCCGCCGGTACTCTTCAGGTACTCCTGAAGGCCGGTGATGGTACTGATCGCACTGATGACCTCTCTCTGATTAGGCGATATCCTTATTGAAGACATTTTTCCCCTTTTATATGGGGAAAATCCGCTATTAGTCTAATTATACTACAGATCTAATAGTGATGCGTTCTGTTGTATGGCAGATTCCTGTATTTGCGCCTTTTGTTCACGCCGCTTTAATACTTCCTCCCGATCATCCAGTGCCCGCTTGCGCTGTGCTATTTCTTCGCGCTCTCTTGCAATACTTTTCTGCTCCAACGCGATATCTTGTTTGACTGATAGCAATCGGGCATCTAGCCTATCCAATGTGCCCTGCTTGTCAGTGGTTTTCGATTCAAAATCTTGCTTCTGACTAGCAATCTTACCGGTCAGGTACTCTATATCGTTCTTAATACCAGCCAGCAGGGTGTCTTTAATCGATAATTCCGAATTAATCGAATCCAGTTCGCTATTAGCACGACTAATCGCCTCCCGCAAGGCCTTTTCTTGGCTGACCGACAGCTCAATAGCATGCTTATTAGCATCAAGGTCGCTATGAGCGGTCTTTAATTCTTCCTGCAAGTCATTATTCGTCTTCTCAAGCTCAGCAATGGACACGCGCAGAGCGTCTTCTTTGCCCATAGCCACACTCAAACGCGTCTCTGCAACAATTGCATTCTTTTCCAGATTAGTAATGCGCTCTTCTAGTGGTTTAGATAATTCTTCTAGCTCACGCCGCCTCTTGTCTAACAGCTTGGCTGTCTTTGCATCAATATCAGACTGGAGTTTTCGCTGCTCGGCCGCGATTTGATCTAATTCCATTTTGGCGTGGGCTACTCGCGTCTCCATTGTCGCCGCTTCCGTCGTCATTTCCTGCATCTGTTGGACTAGATTCGAGACTGGGGAACTCTTGTTCATTCTGTTGCTCGTTTAATGTGTTAACCGCACCATGCAACTGATCTGTCATGCTCTGAGGTACAGCACCAAGGATCTCCTCGACACTTTTACGGCCTCTGATGACTCTAGCCTCGACCAGTCGGCGTTGATGAAAGTCTGCCAGATGCAGTTTCTTTCCCTCACGCTGCAAGATCTCAGTCACCAGTTGGCGGACAATCACCTGTGCTTCATTACCAAGTATATTTCGCGTCTTCCCGCTAGGGATAATAATCCTATTCACAATCGGCATCTTCGCTGGATGATCCTTGTTCTTTAGCGATAGGCCATAATTCTGCTGTACGGCGGATTCACTTAAACTCACGACAGAGGTATGCTGATCATGCCTGATCTGGAACGGCACATTAACTGGTTTGCTCTGCCCAACTTGGCCAACAAAGTCAACACTCAGCGGATTAAAGATCGTCACGTACTCGTACTCACTTGCTCCGTCTAGGGTTGAGCCTGGTTCGGCGGTATTCTCAACTATTGCTCCAGGACCGGCCGCTTGGTTATTCTGATCCATTCTCACTACCCTCGCTCTCTTGGTTTAATGACTCCTCGACATCAATAACAGAAGTAGGATCAGGAGCGGGTTGGGGAATGGTCTCATCAATCTCCTGGATCAAATCACCATATGCACTATACGCCCCTTGAAGCCGATTCATTTCAACATCAATACTAGCCTTCTGCTGCAACAACTCATTGAACCTAGCCTCAGCCTCAGTCCGTTTCTTTTCAAGATTTACCACGTCCATATGTGAGCATAATAGCATAAACAGAACAGAAATAGAACATGCGAGACAAAAAAGCCCTGCTACGAAGTTGCGAACGGCGTGCTGGGCGTGCCGCCTGCGATCGTCATACCAACAGCCTCCCATAACGTCGCACTGACACAAGTAAAGCGTAACCAGCTACCGATGATGCCCCCTGTCGCATTTGTCGAAGCGGCAGCCTGCGTGACGGCCAAATGAGTCGTACCATTACCGACCCATGACTTATTGGCAGTATTATCGACATTGCCCAAGATAGCCCCAGCGACAAGAGTTGTGCCGGCATCGGTGATGACCTTATAACTGTTGCTCGTCACGGTAACTGTGGTCATGAAATCAAACTCTAGACCAACAGCCGGTGCAGGCAGAGTATAAACAATCCCGGCAGCCCGGTCGAATAAACAGACAGATCCACTCTGTGCTGCTGTTAATGTTACAGTCGCGCCACTGCCAGAGATGACGCTTGCCTTGCTATTAGTTGCGCCAGTAAAGGTAGTTGTACCTGTTACAGCCAAGTTTCCTGTTACTGTCGCGTTGCCACCAACAGCCAGCGTCGCAGCTGTGCCAGAAAGCGTGACCGGAAGTTTAGTACTCAAACCACGTGCCTGCTTCACCGCTGGATCGTAGTTCTCGATATATATGTTAGCCATGACTATACCCGACCGCCCTGCTTCTTATCTTCTAGTGCTCGTTCAGCAGCATCTAGCTCACTCTGAGCTTGAAGCACCTTCAGCTTTGCCTCTTCAACAGCGCCATAGTAAGCGTTGATGTGAACAGTACCAGGCACGTGAACGTACTCGGGCTCTTCGACAGGCTCCGTAATGACTATCACCTTATCAACTGATGTTTCAGGAAGCTCTGATTTCTTAACCTTAACTTCTACTTTGGTATCTTCGTTCATTGCGATCCCCCCTAGCTTAAAGTCAAGTTCACCAGTTGATATTGACCGGATACACCGAGCTGCATCGCAACGCCATAGGTTGGCAAGGTAGCCACCTTTAGTGAGCCAGATCCAGCAACACCTGAAGCGGCCTGTGATACTTCTTCACCTAGTGTGTAAACAGTCGCATCGCTCAATAGCGGACAAGGACCGCCGACTTGCAACCAACCATAGTTGGCAATCGGCAGACTTGATCCAGTAAAGACACCGATTGGAGGTCCACCAGCAGTAGCGGCGGATGGAGTAAGTGTCGCGCCGCTATACAGGGCGGGAAACAAACTTGTCTTAGTAGAGGTCGTAATCGCTGTTTGGATCGGCTCAACCAAGGTTAGGGTCAGGTTACCAGTAGTCGTTGCTTGGGCTGGATTCCCTTTAATCAGGTAACCAATACCTAAGCCAGTCGAGGTAGCGTTACACCACAGCGTGCCACCCGCATACTGATCGAGAGTTGCGGCAGTACCACCCAGCGTTACTGTTACAGCGAAGTCACCAACCGCTGCGGCGGCGGCTGTCACCAAGTTAACATGGTTGGCGACGACTAATGCACCGTCATTCATCTTGCCAGGGGCAAGGGCGACCAGTCCACCTTTACCATAGCGGAACTTTCGGCCATCGTCAGTCTCCGCTGATTGGCCTAGGGCAGCCGCACCCTGAGTACTTGATACTGTGCGTGCATCTTGGTCAAAGATCTGCATTCTTGCTGCTAACATAATAGTTTCTCCATATTCCTTTCTACTTAAGTCGCTGTAATGGCGCTGATCAGCGCGTTACGGTTAGGGTTCTCGCAGTAGAAGTTACCGTACATGACAAAGATTCCGACTTCGCTCAGTGCGTTGACAGGGCTCATGAATTCGCGGAACTGGAATGAACTCACTTTGTAATCGTCGTAGGCACCGGCGGTAACACTTTCAGTCGTCGCAACAATGTTCAGGCCAACTAATGGCAAGCTGCGGAAGTGGAACCAGTCTTCGTTCAGGAACCACATCTTACCGGCTGGACTCTTTTGGTCGCGGACAAGTGGTTTTGCGCGGAAGCGAGTAGAGGTCGCGCCACCGTTCAGGCTGAAGCCCTCACCTGCACTCGGGGCTTGCTTGACAGCCGTTGAGCCATTGATGAATTCGCCACCCAGACCCGAGAAGGTTGAGCGAACAGTTGGTTCCAGCAAGCTGTCGTACAAGCTCCAGACAGTCTGGTTCGTCAGGATAACATTCGGCGTTTCGCTCATATCGCCCGAGATAGTCGCACCATCATCAGCCGAAGCCATCGTGGCGAGGTCAAGGACACCAGCCGAAGCACTGACCAAGAATCCGTTAATCGTTGGGTAAGTAGCGCGCGTCAGGCCACCGTAGCTCGAGGTGCTCGTGCCGTCGTCGACAATCAGTGCCAAACCGTCAAAGTCATTACCGCTACCAATACCATAGAAGATGTTAGCGAGGGCTGTGACCATTGAGTTCTGAGCATACTGATAGGACACTTTGTACAGATCAATCACACCAGCTGGTGTCGCGTTGATCGATCGCTCGACAACCGAGATACCGACGGGTTGGGCATAACCAGTAGGATACCAGGTCATATTAACCGTGTTCATATCGATAGCAGTATCGAATGTTTCTACACCTTTAAAACTCTGGCCAAGGCTCGAGTTATTAACAAAGATCGGACTCTGATAGCTGCGGCCGTTCCAACGATCTGGACGGCTAACAACGCGCTTCATGATTTCACTAGAGCGGTTGACGGTATCAACAACTTTCGCGTTGATTTCTTCGAGAGTGATGTTATTCACTCTGTCATTCTGTGCTGTCTGCGACATACTTTCTCCCTGTGTAATGCCAGGGAATGCCTAAATAGAAAATTCCCCAACTGGTTAGTTAGGGAATGCCATTGCCTACATTATCTGATAGTTTCCAGGCCAAGTCAAGAACAAAAATAGAACAGTTATTAAAATCCCCAGCCAGAATTTATATCACGCAGGCTACCACCCCGCCCAACCGCTATACCCTTCGGCACATTGGATACGGGTGCAGGCGATGATCCTGCGACACGGGCGCCAGCTACCTTGCGAGCCTCAGCTGCTTGGGCTTTAACATCGGTCGCTTTTTGGTCACGCTGCTCTAGCATCATCCCATTGTAAGCATCAATCGCCGATGTCACTGGCTGAATACCCGCCCGCAATCGTGCAGCGTTCTCCTTGGTCATGTAGTTAATCAGCTCAATCTGCTCTTTGACACCCGGCTGCTTAGCTATTTCTGGATCACGCCAGTCAGCTGCCATCAGCGCGGCTGAAACCTTCGGCAATTTACCTTTAGATACCAGATAGGTGATCTCATTGACAGTTCGAGTAGTCGCCGCTTCTCGTTCTTCTTGGGTACCAACTTGCGTATCATAGGTCTTCTTTTTCTCTTCCCAGACAGATTTATCGCGCTCTTGGCTTGTCTCCATCTTGGTAGCCAGGCGCTGTGCCTTGAGTAGCGAAGCCGATGTGCCGAAATTAGCATCTTTTTCTAACAGCGCATCCCAATCATCGAGCGAGGCAATCTTAACTGTTTTGGCATTTTTGCCCTCTTCATCATAGACAGTTACTTCAAATGAATAATCTTTGGGCTGATATTCACCAGGATCGTCAGCCGTGACGACAGGAGTAGGATCATCGTACTCTTCGATAGGCTCGACTGGGTCATCCTCGTCAACCACATCATCTGCTGGGGCAGGACGCAGATCGCCGCCGCCCTCTTTCTTAACGCCTGGCTCAATGATCTGTGCACCATTACCCCACTCGCTCAGCTCATCAGCTGTCAGCACATGTCCTCTTACTTCAGTTGGTTGGTTTTGCTTGTCGTCTTCCATAGATTCTCCTTATTATTGCGTTGGTACGGGTGGGGCTGACTGAACAGGTGGCGCACCGGCCGGACTGCCGGGGACTGCTGGTAGCCCACCGGGCTGGGGCTGGCCTGGGGCACCGGGTGTGCCAGTAGGTACCGGCTGGGGTGAGGGCATCGGAATCATTCCGGCATCGTCTAGGATCAATTCTTGTAGACCAGCGCTATCATTAGCGACATGCTGAACAGCCATCTGGAAAGCCGTGATACGTTGGGCAGCCTCAGGATCAGTGCCCTGGAGTTTAGAAAAGCGATTCTTTGATACAAAATCGTTAAAGTAATTGATGTAATCAGCATCATAGTCATCGCGCTCTTCGGGCACCTTGTTCTCAATGAGCAATTTGATGTCAGCCTCAGCCGAGGTATTAATCTGCGATAGCTCAATAGATTTGGTGTATGCAGCTGGGTCCAATTTGCTCTTCATGTATCGCTCAGCTCGTACATCTGGGTTAGGCAGCCCCAAATCGTCCATCAGTGTGCGATAGTCAATCGACTGACCAGTTTGCCATAGTTGCAGCGCAGTAGCACGAATCTGTTGCTTGTCCAACGGCAACGTCGAATCAACTTGCACACCAATCTTCACGTTCGAGTCGATATTATCACCATTGATCATGATGAACTCGTACTTACCGTCTGCTCCTTTGCACTGGAACCAATAATCGTCGGTATAATAGACGCGCATCATCTGGAGCTTAATCTTGTAATACTCCTCCATGCTGGTTGAGACGGCCTTCACTAGGTCATCTTGCAGCATCCCAGCCTGTTGTTTGACCATCATGTCACGACCCAGAGTATCCTGTTTGTCAGGCGATGCACCCCGGAACTGTGAGGGCGTCCCCATCATGACGTCAATCTCATTACGGGTGTCTAGCAGCGTGTTGTACACATATGCTGGTAGTTCTGGAGATCCAACATTGACCAATGCTTTGCTCACATCATCTGAATCAGCCAGCGCCACTGTCTTGGCGCCCTTATTCACGATCTTGTAGGCGTCCTCAGCACTAAAGGACTTCTTACTAGCCACCCAACGTCCATTTACATAGTCTGCATTCTCCCAAATCTGTCGTCCGCGTCGGTTCAGCATCTCCTGCAGCGGGCGAGCCTGCTCAAACAGACACGTCTCGTCGATAAATGAATGTCCTAGGTTGATATAATTAAAGGCCACAAATGGTTTCGGAGGCCGCTGCAGCACATTCGTCATCTTATCTTTCTTGTCATCACCCGTGTACATCCAGTTTGGGTTAGGCATCTTGTCCAGAATCAGTTTATACTCTGGTACAAACCAGGCCACGCCCTCTTTCGGTACATTCTTCTCCATATAGGTGAACCATGCCTCAAAGTACGTCACAAACCGCGCCATCTGCGTATAACGACCCTGCTTAATCGAATAGACCACACGGATTTCATTAGCTTTCTTCGGAAACCTGGCGATCAGTTCGTCCACTGAACACCGCACACGGTGATAAATAATGTTCGGATTCCCAAGATAAGGCGCGAACCGATCAACGATAATATCCTCAGGGTTACACACCTCAGTCACCACATCCCCATACATCCCTGCATTCGGATCAAAGCGCAGTTTCAAATATCCCCGCTTACGAGTGATCAGATTAAGTACCGCTGCCCGCGTCTTTGCCTCAACCTTCTCATCGGCTGAATGCTGATACAACGCACTCTGCAAATCCCGCGCACCCTTCAGATAAATCTCATCGCCCCGGCTCGGTGTCAGCTCTGGAACCGCCAATTGCCCAGTAGCATAGCTTAGAATCGCTCGGATAGAAGAAAACAGCCGATTATCCTTATACTTCGCATCATCCTGCAAGAACTTAATATCCTCCAGCTGGTCACCTAGCAGGAAGTTAACATTCTCTTTATCGACTTTCTGCAGTTGCCAAGGCTTCTGATTCCAATACTGGACATTCAAATCCAGCGAATCAATCAGCATCTTCTGCAATCGGTCATCCGGCATCGACAAATTGAACAGTTCATACTCTTCATCAGGCAAATACGTCTCGCTAAACAGCGGTTCGTATGCATTATTAGTCTGAGTGTAAGGATTACCGTCCACGGGTTAGAGCTTCCACCGGGCTTAAACCTGCGCGTATCCGAGAGTGAATGGTAGTGTCTGGTAGATCCAACTCTCGCGACCACTGAGATATAGTCAGCTTTTCTCCGCGATACTCTATATAGTGGCTGCTGCGTCGATTGTTAGCCTGCTCACTTCGCGTTGCCCATCGGCAGTTGCCGGGCTCGTAACCGCCCTCGTTATCGATACGCTCAATGGTATGCCCGAGAGTTGGACGACTACCCATGTCGATGGCAAAGGCATCGTAGCTATTCGCCCACCGATCACACATTTGTATCCCACGTCCACCGTAATAGAGATATTCTTTGCGGCTTTCAGAGTAGCATCGACGTCTAATGCCGATCCATATTACGTAGAGTGGCCTCTCATCCGTGTAATGTCTATTCCGATGTGCCTGATTCTTGTAGTCAGTGTACTTGCATTCAGCATCTTCACAGAATAGTTTATTCCCCATACCAAACTCCGCTATGGGGAATATCCGCTGTTGCCCTAATTGTACTATTTTTGTTCTAGCTTAGCTAGGCTTTTATTCGCTTATCTCTGATGGAAAAGCCTTTTGAATAGGAACTTTACTGCGTCTAAGGGATACTCACGAGCCTGTCTCCAGCACCAATGACCCCATTGCATACAAGCGTGTCGTCGGTAGTCGCTCATGAAGTTGCTCTTATAGATATGCTGGTAATAGGCGACGCTCGTGCCATCGTCAACGTTCAAGTTGCTCAGATCATCCCGCTGAATTTCTTTACCTTTGTAAAATATCTTGTCGAAACTCATCCGAATACCGCCCTGTACAGATACTCAATTGGATCATCGGCTATTACGGCTTGCATCGGGTGGTACTGGTAAGCGAGAGTGGAGAACTGCCATGTGTTACCGTCTTCATCTACTTCTAGGTGGCGCACCATTTTGGCCCCAAACAAAGCACGGGCAAAGTCGTGGTTGAATAGAAAACTATAGATCGGACGAGGATCGTATTGCTCATAAGTCTCTTCATTCAGTTCATGATTCCAGGGATTGTATTCCCACGAGTCGAGTAGTACGTCATCCCATCCGCCCTTGGTTGCTTTTCGTACCAATGCTTCTAGTTTCTCAGCTTGCGTCATTCCAAGTCCAGCCTCTCTTCAATATTCTGAATCCGTCGCATCATAGCAAACAGCACATCGTATAAGGCTGCCTCAAAATCCTCAGTACCGCTCAGCTGAGTACCCAATGCTTCAAGTTTTCGTTCAGCGTCTTTCATAGCGACACAACCTCGATTCCCCTAAAAAGGCTAACTTGCCCATTACGCCCACCATAGCCCTTAGCCCATGCTTTATACAGCCCAGCATCAATATACAGCTGCTCTGGAGTATGGCCGAGAGACTTATCAACCGAGTTATAAATAGCCGCCATTACGCTCAGAACCGGACCATCGTAATCATCGGCAAATATTTGTTCTTGGCTCATAAGCCCCTCAAAGCACTTCCTCGTTGTCGTTTCATGCGCCGTAAAGCCTCATACTTCAACAAGTTTACTTCTTCGCCAATCTCACGAGCCGCGTCATACTCCGCACGGCGTATATGCTCTTCAAGTCTCCACGAGGTGTCTGTTAACACACCGAGCAACTTTTCATCATCCCATTCTTTGATTTCCTCTGAGAAAGCTTGGGTCATGACCATCTAATCTCTCCGCCCTGTTTAGGATCAGATGCAAGTATCCGAGTCATTAATACATTTGACTTGAGAACTGAATCAACAGCTCTAGCAATAATAACGCCATGATAGCGATAACCAATTGGCTTACCAACCCCGACTTGCATTGGCTGCCAACCCTCAAACTCGCCGTATTCTCCATACGCTCGATATTTCTTAGTGCGATACTTGGCATACACAGCACTATAATAGACCTTGCGCTCGCTATCCAGTTCAGCATACTCATCGGGAAATAATTTAGCTTCCCAGCCCTCAGGGGGTTTATCCGTAAGTTGCGTGACTTGTTCGTTGAATTTCATAACTCCCCCAATAGCTCTTCTGGCCAAGTAATATTCAGACCATCAAAGTACGCACCTCGCGATCCGCGGCCAGACATCCTGAGGTCTTTAAGATCACTGAGCCCAAAATCGTATATCGTCATAGGCGATAATATGGCTTTCACCACAATAGTAGACCCATTATAAATGGTGATATCACGCATTTTTGATGTCATGTTCCTAACCTGATGCAATCTGCACTTGTCCCCATAAAGTATCCTCATCTTATAGTCCTAGCTTAGCTTTATTAGTACGGATACGGTGAAGTGCATGCTCGGCACTTTCGAGGATCTTCCCCTCATAGTGCGTGCTGCTTTTATCCGCTTCTAGTACGAGATGGTCAATTATATCGGAGATGAGTTGCTTGATCTCCGCTTTAGCTTCCAGGATAGGACGATTACTACTAGATAATTGCCTGGCATGTTGCCCACCAACAGAATAAAGCTCCCATACTAGGCGCTCGATATATTTATCAAGATTTAGCTCTGGTTTCCAACGAGGCTTTAGTTCTTCGCTAGTCATGAGACTCTCCCTTAAGCTCGTGTTGTATCCTGTCGGCCCAATCGTTGCTGAATAAAAACCATTCTCTTAGGGTATCGCAAGTATAGATGTCAGTTTTTCCACATCGCCAACACGAGCCATGGGCATGCAACCAGCTACCCACAATCTCAGTTTCATAATGCCAGTGATGAAGGCCGAGCTTGCAACGAAGAGGTTTGCTCATATCTCAACCCCACTCGAATCACAATAGAAGCAATCCGTATTCCTGCAATAGGTCGTCTCGTAAAGCAGGCCAGTTATTTGCCCCAGCTCGGTTCCACATCGCGGGCATAGCTCGTCTATGGCTATAATTGTTGTCATTCTAGCCCGCTCGCACGCTTAGCGGCCTTAAGGTAGAAGTCAGCCCAAGTTGCTAGCGTCCCATCATCGCATACAAGATCACTATTGGACGATTGGAGTTCATGGCTGAAGCGGTCATACCAAGCCTGACCCGTCATAATATTATTGACTGTGAATCCTTGAAGACCAATAGCATTAGTGTCCACCCACCCAGCATCTTTAAAGGCTTGTTTGATAAGCTCCACATAATCATCTGTTTTGACATCCGGCTCATCCTCTATGCCACCATCAATGAGCAGGGCTCGTAGCCTTTTATCTAAATCACTTGCCATTATTAGCCTCCGGCTCGGTGATCCCTAGATTTTCGCCCAACAGATCCCAGCTACATTTGCGAGGCTCTGGCTTAGGTATAAGTCCAGAATCCCGAAGTCTTTTAGCCTGTTCTAACGATAATATAAGAGTTGGCTCATACACGTGCTCCTTGCCGGAGTTTAAGAAATCATCAATCGCTTTTTCAGTGAGCTCCATTCTTCCTCCTATAATACGCCTTACTTACACCCTTTTACGAGACATTTGCCCTTGGGTTGGTAATGTTGGCAAACTTCTTCCTTGTACGTACCGTCAAAATTAGTCCTGAATATTTTACCCATCTTAGAGACCGCCACACCATCGTCTGCAATAATATCTTTTAATCCTTCAAATGCGAGATCAGGATTGAGTGCACAATGCAACCACTCCGGCTTATTCTCGATAGCCTTCCATTTAGCTTCGTCTTCGTTGCGTATCCAGATGGTTACTTTAGGCATCCTTTTTGAGCTTTCTCTCGTAAATCCTGGCTGTCTTCTCGCCAAACCACTCAGGTTCCACAGTAAACACAAAACTACTATCACCTATCTTTACCCTAGGCTGAATGTAACTTTTGCCTACGATTTTCCCATTGACCGCTTCAACCCCCCAGTCAATCATTTTATCCAAAACTTCATGGATCAAAGCCCGTTGATAGTAAGAAAGTTTCACTTTAGTCATATATACATACTACCACGTACGCCGCCATGCGTCCATCTTAGACAACCTCCTTCGGCGGCTTATCACTCAAATTAAAGTAATACCAAAAGTTACACCGCCCGATCCCCGTAGGACTGCGCCCACCACACCGATGCCCAACCAATCGCTTATCCGTATTCCGCATATCGAAGAAGTCTGTCATCGACTGCACTTCATCATTCACCAGCTCTGTTACGGGGTACTGACAATGTGGACAGTGCCATGTCCAATACCTCGGCCGATCAGTCCGCATCAAATTAACTAATATCCTGTAACGCAAATCACGCTCCATAATCCATCCTTTCAAAGGTATCCTCCACGGCCTTATCTAATGTTGTTTGATATCTCCCGTTTTCTGTCACCGTATCAGTGATCGGCGCATTACTCGCATCGAACTGCGGCTCGATGAATGTTGATACACCGCCCATGACCCGGCTCAGCCCTATGCGGCAATATGCTGTCGCGAAACTAAAATCACTTAACTGCCCCTCCTTTTTTAACCACTCACTTTTAATACGGCCGTCCTCTTCCTCGACAGTCGTCCGGTAAATATTCTGCCAATCTTTGATATAGTCCTCCAGCTCATACGGCCGCTCGCGAAATAATAGCCTAGCTTCAGCAATCTCAGTCGCCACCGTATCGAGTAGTCGCGTGCGGTCCGCGTATACCACGCTATCTTTCCACTGCAAAATCTCCATGCCATCCATCTGCTTGAAATAACATAGGTACCAGTCATGATACTTGGCCGCCATCTTCTTCGGCATAGTCGAGTAAGGATTCGGATCACACACCACCACAGCATCGTACATCAGCTTCAAATGCTCGATCTCTTCCCAACTCTTAGCCTTACCATGCGCAAACATGCCCTGAGCCGTTGCAGCCACCCAAATCTGCTCAGACACGTTCTGGTCCACCCCAATCGCTACGTTGATGCGAGGGATGCTGCTGGGGGCGCAAGCACGCAGGATTGTCTCACGATTCACCACCATGTCTGAAGGCGTGTAAGCCTTCCCCAGTACAAAGTTATAGAAGAAGTCGATGCTAGAATCATCTTCCTGTTCTAATATGCGCTCAGCGGTTACCCAAGGCGCCATCATCTGAGAGAACCAATAGCCATGCCTATTACGTGATGGAAATCGCGCCACCCACTCACCATTACGCCGGTCAGCGTCATCAATAGCCTTATGGCACTTACCACACGCATATATCTTGGCCTTCTTGTCAACGAAGTGTGCTTTAGATGCCTCATCCTTCTCGAAGTCCATGAACCATCTGTGACCACAATGATGACATTTGACGAACCAATGCCGTTGATCTGAGTCCTGAAATAACGAATCAACTCCAAACCCCACAGCGCTAGGATTAGAGAATCGCCACCGCCAGGCATAGGGCGATGCCTGCAAACGCGAGTCATAGGTATTCAAGACGTTCATATCCATGCAACGGTCATACTCGTCAATCACTAACAGGTCAGCGGATGTACTGATAGCTTCTCGCTGGCTCGCCGATCCTTTGTAGTGGATAAACCTATCGCCAATCTGTTTGAGTGTTACGGAATCTTTGCTAACAAACTTCTGGATAACACTGTTAGACGCAATCAACGGATCAATCTTAGGGTTAACAAAGCTCTTCACAATGTCCTGTGTTGGTAACACATAGATCGTGTTGAGGTTCTTGTAACGTGCTAACCAAAACGACTTAAGGATCGCTAGCACACTAAATCCCACCTGTGCCGACTTCTTTACGACAATATCACCATGCATATCATCGAAAGGCTCAATCAAAAAGCGGTGATCTTTAAACTCGATAGGTTGCTGGTTTTCATTGATGATTCCATTCGCTACTATCCACGCCGTAGGGGAAATGGAGTCAAGCTCAGCCATCGTGTGTTTCGCTCTTTAGAAACTCGGTCCACTTACTAGCTAAAGCCGGGTCAACCGGGTTCATATTAACAGGATTCTCGGGATCATTACTTAGCTGTAGTTTGGTACCATAGCCATACTTGCCCAATGCGTCAAAGGCTTTCACATCGCCGGCCATCGCTTTGAGGATGAGCGCCCTAATAATGGCTTTAACAGGGGCACCAGTATATTCTTTCCAGCCTTCTTTCGGGTCAGTAACCCAAGTCGTAAACTCTGGGTCATTCAAGAGATTCTGGATATGAGTTGAGAGATGGAGTGCGCCCTTTGGCTTATTCCCACGGCGTGGATCATCGCCTTTATTGAAGGGAACTAGATTTCCATCATTTGCCACTGTAATCTCACTATATTTTATTAAGGAGTGTTCTAGTTTTGTTCTATTTAAATGCAAAAACCAAGACTCATTAGATCCTGCGACCTAACTATCTTGGTTTGGTGACGTCATTATACTATAGATTGGGATAAAATGCTACCGAACCGGAGTGCTCATTAATTCTAGCAGACATGCTACTATAGAGGTATTACAATGCGTAACAAAACACGTTTTCTTGGGATCACGTTAACACTTCTCGCAACGGTTGGTTTGACGTCGCTGTCCATCAATCTACCGCTAACAGATGCTCACGCGCTACCACCCCCAGCGCCTCTCACTAATATGAGAATCGAGAGAACTGGTATCATGCTCCAAGATGCCGCCGAATCCTCATGGTTCATCTGGGGCGGCGAGAAATACTACGTCTTCACCGATCGGGATGCCGTAGGCACTAGTCGGCAAATGAAGATCGTGCGTTTCTCTGACAACACCGTCATCTCAACATTTGGCACGGGCTATGGCTGCCAGGATGCTGTCGTGCAGGGTGGAACACTCTATGTCTTCGCCACCAACTGCTTTATGGACTTCTCGCACGCCGGTAATAGCATTGTGCGGTTTAGCACCACCAATCTGACAACTTGGAGCAGTCCAACAACTATTTATACAGCTGAGTCACAAGCCCAGATTTATAACCTGTCTGTCGTCAAGAACCCCGACCAATACACAATTGCTTACGAGATCCACCGTTCGTCTGGTTACAGCGCCTACTTCAATATCCGCTTTCTACAGAGCCTCGACGCGACGACCTGGATCAGTAATGGTACAGACCACATTCTGGCTGACCAAAGCTGCCCTGATCTCCACTGGAGCGACGGCAAGTACTATATCTTCACTGGCCATCGCTCGAACACAGTTGTCAGCTCTACCAATGACTTATTCAACTTCTCGACCAGCAGATTACCCGTCCTAAAGCCCATTTATGAGTTTGAGGACGACCACACCAGCGATCCCGACCTAATCGAAGACAGCGGTAAGGTATATATCCTCTATTCGGTTAACGACCAGAGCACCTACATGCGCGAGACATATGCGACGTACAATGGAACCATGGCTCAGCTGCTCAGCATCTATCCTGGTCTGTAAATCATAAAGCCCCGGTCAACCACCATTACAAGTCAGACCGAGGCTTTATTTATTCTAACTGCACAATATTAATCGGTCATGACATCGATATCCACACCTTTGGGATACTTCATGATGATGGATTTCTTAAAGAACATATCCAGGGATGTACCTGGTTCGATCAACCCGTTATTGTCTCGTACTCGGCCAACAAAGGCCAAATCAACTGTAATACGTAGTTTGTGACCATCGTAGAACTCTGCTATTCCTGGGTGTGGTTCTTCCATTGAAATACCAATTAGAACACCAGGACCAGCCTTAACAATTCTTTCTTCCATACCAGCCTATCTTTTAGTTTAAATAAAAAAGGACGACCGTGCGGTTGTCTACACCTACAGCTGGAGTTGTCTCCGAGCTTACACGGTCGCCCATTCATGGAGATAACTTAAGCTGTAGTGTAGACAGGACGATTATACCATTCCCATACGACCGCACCAACATCTCGAAAGTGCGGCCGTAAAGAAATGCTATATCTTCTTCTGGCTCGTCAGATGGTAGTGGGGGCAGTAGAGGCATTTGTACGAGCGCAGACCGTGCTTAGCGGCAGCTACATCAGCTTCAAACTCAGTGTCATAGCCGATCTTATTCAGGCAGCCGCGCAGTTCTTTTTGGTCAATATCTTTCCGGGCGCTCTTAATGATGTTGTTGAGCTTTTTGTAGATCTTATCATAGCTACTCATAATGTGCGTCATTGATCTTCTCTGCCTGCAACATCGCCACCTTATCCAGCACAAGCGATTGTAGCTCTTCTTCGCTAAACTCAATCTTGGGCACGACAACTTGATCGACCAGAGCCTTTACTAGCTGGTGACGTACTTCTTGTTTCACTGTTCTGGTGATCCAGTCCAGGTTATTCGAAAGGTCGGTGTCAAGCCAGTTGTCTGGTAGTTCTATTAGTACTTTCATCCCAACTTCTCCAATTCCTCATTAATGATGGAGCGTACTCTTTCAAGCGCATGATTATGCCCGTTTTTGAATGCGGTGGGGACCTCTAGGTTTTTATCTCTGTCGTCTAGTGATTGGGGCAGCCTCTCCAACAGCGCAGTAGCTTGAGCCTTGCGGTCGGCGGCAATCCAGCGAGCTAACGCCTCAACACTAACCACCACGTCATCACTGGGGCCAATTGCACGTACTGGGAGGCCAGGGAATTGTGTTTTTATTTCTAGCTTGTTTTCGCTCATATCTGTCTTTCTAAAATATTAAGAGGCATTGACCATCTCTTAGCCCATTCTTTATTGCGCACCTCAGCATGAGCATCGGCATGATGCTGCCAACAAAGCCATTTGCCAACAAGCCATTTATCGGGTGCATATCCTTCGCCATGATGAAATTGCGAATTGATATTTTGACATACTTCACAGGGGGATTTAAGGAGATGCCCTTTTTTGACAGCTTCTGCCACGGCGGTGCGGGCCTTCAGCTTATTAGGGGACTGTTCTTTATCTCTATGATATACACGATTGTACCTAGCCCGGTAGTCATCCATATGGGATTTACGATTATCCTCGTGCCGTTGTTTTATGATTTCACGATTTTCACGATAGCGCTTGCGGTCATATAGGCTCTTGCAAACTTTGCACTTCCTATCACGCCATCTCTGCATTTTATGGAAGTCTGCTAGAGGCCGTCTGACTCTGCATTTTATACAGAGCTTGGAGTCATCCTCTGGTGTACTATCCTTCATTGCCCCGCACCTCCTATGGTGTTTGAGAGTTCGTATTTCCTGTAAGCATCTTGGACACTCTTTTGGTCAGCCAAAGGATTATTGGCAATCTTTTCATATCTCTCTCGATTGCTGGCCATCACCACTGGGCACTGATGGATATAATCTGATGCTGGTAGCGGGGCGGCACAGTGCTGGCATGGCTTTTGAATTTTAGCCTCTGGTGTACTATTACTCATGAAGATACTCCCTTATGTTGGTAACTGACCCGGTCAAATTGATGTTTATGCTTCCAGCCGCGTCTAACAAACCAGTCAACAAGTCGCTTATTTATTAAGTGTTTAACATACAGTTTATAGCCCACATCCTCAGCCCCATCTTCAAGATATTCTATAAATCGTTGAAAATCTCCGTTATGTGGCATATTATTGCCAATAAATAACAGCTCCAGAGATCGCTTGCCAAGTATTAGATTCCCTTCGACTGTGCCGAACTTGTAGTTATAGATGCCTTTGGTGGAGATGTTGAATGCTTCCACTCGGTTATCAGAAGTTAGATCGAGATTGTTTAGCACGTCCTGCATGGTTTGCTTACTCATGATTGCTCCCCTTTCAGGGCGGTTAGTTGGGCTTCTAGCTGGTCGGTCTTCTCAATTATCCACGAGCGACCAGTAGGAACCACGCCTCGGGCTCTCCCGCCTAATCCAAGGTCATTCTTATACTCAATGATGTATCCTGCCTCAGGGTACCTCTGGGCATGCAACCTTGCTAGTTCTAAAGTCGGTATAGAGCGTTCAAACCAGTAGGCATTAAGGCCAGTTGAATTTTTATCACTAATAACGTACTCCATGTCAGTCCTTTCTTTTATAGGGTCGGATTGGTTATTCACGGCAACCACACTTTCCTGAATCCAGATTTTACAGCTAAGTCACTGTCAGGAAACGTGCCGCCTTCGCAATAGGCATGGTCACGATAATATCGAGACGCGAATTGGAATATTTGTTTGTGCTTAACACAGGCTGGCCGCCAGAAACCTATAATTGACCAGAGGAAAAATGGGTAGGGCATAGGGCGTTCCCAGCCTTCGCCATCATTAGTTTGTATGCCTGTATCTGTAAATCTAGTTATTCTCATGATGTCTTTTCCAAATAATCACGCAACCTATTAGCCACATCTTGTGGCGTATGCCCATCATACTTGAGTAAGTACTGCGGTTTTAGATGCGGTATTTTGAATAGATCCCAATATTCATCCTCATAGTGATTACTTATTTGGCCCATTGGCAGGACAGCAACAACGATAAACCAACCGCCGCCAAAGCACAGCAGACCATCCTCATGCACACGGCTTTTGTAAACTTTGTATTTATGCTGCGATGCCCATTCGTTAAAGAGCGCTGCATTATAAAGCATGCGGAACTCGTACAGCTCATTGAATGTGTGATAGCCATCTGATACTTGGCCAATGTCAGGATATTCGTTTTGTCCATTTTCGTCCGTAACCCAAATGCTCATAGTCTCTCCTTATCATTATTAGGGGTGTTTGGTTGGTTTCTTGGGCTGGAGCGCATATATTGCACATTTTCTGAGGTAATTTCTTTCATGTCGCTCCACAGCTCACCTATAACTTTACTCGTCATGATGGGCAATCCCTGCGCCCTGTGCGCTAATAGGTAGCCAACATGATGGTCGATTCTTGAAATGGCTAAATACGCACCGATACCTTCATGCTTCCTTACAGCTACTTGGAGGTACTGGTCGAAGAGGGCCATAATCTTATCCATAACTCTGTCTCCGATGAGTTGCCCGACAGTTATGTTGTGGGATACAAACATGTCTTTAGGCACAGGTAGCTCAATCGATTCAATCTTTTGGCGTAGCTCCTCCCTATCTACCTGTGGGAGGGGAGGGGGTTGGGGGGTCATCTCTTGCCGCTCGATTTCTACAAGTTTGGGTTTATCGATACAGCCTTTTGTATCATCACCCAGGCAATAATAACCATGTACGGGGCACTGTATCTCTGATGCTGATTTGGTCATAGTTTGCCCTCTCTAACTAAAGTGGCATATCTCTCGCCCCTGATGTAATCTGGCTCAGATATAGAGACAAGAGGCGGTGCCATAACGAGATGAGCATTACCGTGAGCGACTTCCTGCTCGTATACATCCCAGGCAGATGGGACTAAGGGGTTGACCGGTGCTTGCGAGGGACGTCTTATAATTCGTTTCTCGCAGACAGAACACTCAAATAATATCTTCGGGTCAGGATATCCTTGCATCAATTGGTTAGTATCAACCCAGTAGTGTCTATGCCTGTTGAATATTCTTAATCTCATTTCTCCCTCCCATCTGCTGTAGGGTCTTTTGGTGTGGTAGGGGTCATAGTTCCTCCTTTTTCGAAAACTCTTCGGCGATTGTGAGCATTTTTCTGGATGCGACCGCCACCGATTCAAGCTCCCATTTTATTGTCCGCATATCACCTGCAAGCGCTATTTTTATTGCCGACGACAACTGTCTTGGCGTGAGATTCCAAGATCCGCCTGATACAAGCTTTTGTAGCTCAAAGCTGCCGATTCTCGCGTACCAGTCACCTGGACGGTCACTACTGTTACTATTCTCAAGTTTTATGCCAAGCTCGTTGTGCAACTCTTTGACAAAAGAGAGCAGGCCAGAATATCGTGCCTTATATTCGGCTTCTAAATTCAGCCGCTCATCTTTCAGCTCATCATTGTGCACATCCAGTGGGATGCTGCCGCGGGCATCGGTGCGTAGCAAGGACGCGACAAAATCATGTGACATGGGTGCGGATTGCAGCAGTGGCGCTTTTTTTATTACTTTTAGTTCCCCATCCACGACAGCCATCATGCCCCAATCTTCGGGTAGTTCACCGCCTTTGACCATTGATTGATCGGCAATAACTAGCCACCACTTGTCGCAGTATTTTTTGTTTTCATACGATTTATTGGGTTTCTTTAGTTCGTTTAGCCAATCAGCGCGGCTGATTTTTACCTCAAAGCCCTCTAGTAAATTGCCACTACTATGCCACGCTCCAAGCACCATTACGTCGGCTATGCAGTTTGCCCCGCCAGTCGACGAAGCTACTTGTGAGAGCACAATGTACTTTGCTAGTTGCTCTGCACCATTCTCGCCGCCATACTTGTCTATGACCATGTGGGTTAGCTCCCCAGTCCTGACACTCATTTTCCACCTCCATATTCCTTAACAATTTGTGATAGTCTGGCCGAAAGATATTCGTCTGGATGGCCTAAGCCTTCGAGTAATCCGACTGCGCGGGCAAGGTCGGATACAAGCCTAGCGTTTTCTGCTGCAAACTCTTTATGGATGGCGGTGAGGGCTTCGCCAATATATTTCTCCCATTCCGCAGCGGTTACGGGTCTAGTATGACCAATCGAACGGCCATCAGCGAATAAGTCGCTGAGTATTTCTTCTAGTTTATCTTGGTCCATGAAGCCTCCCAACAATTTTTAAACATTTCTTTCCAGGTAAAACGAGGTCTTTCGGTAAACCAGATCATTGTTACTACCATAAGAGTCATTGGAAAGATCAATATTAGAAACATTCTGTATTTACTCATTCTTGTCTCCTTGGGGCCTGTAACTCAGCTAGGCGCTCAGCAAATTCATCGCCAAGCGCATTCCAGTCTTGAGCTTCATTGTTTATTGCATCAGTCAGCCGGTCATCATACCATTTACGCTCATCAATCCGTATCTCAGCTTCCCGAGCCTTACGGTCTTCTGAGATGAGGTTCATGATTGATTTAACTGCTTCGATTGTAGTCATTGGGTAACCATAGCCTTTTGCCCGATCAACCAATTTAGATATCTCTTCGCGCAGTTCTTCATTATTATTACTGAGTGGGGTGTTCATGGCATACACCTCCCCGGAAGATAAGTGTTTCTCAGATACCAATTAGTCTTCCAGGATGCGCAAGGGGCGGTATACCATATTAACCCGCCACCGATTAATAGAGTGATTGCCATGCCCCAGAACAGTAGGTATAGAACTATTACAATTCTATCTTTTATCTTACTCATATTTTCTCTTTGCTTTCCGGTGTCTTGTTCGCCCGATCAAATTCATTATCAAGCCATGTCATAAAATCAGCGAAGGTAGGCACGTTCTCTTGATCGGTTAGACGGTTATACCCACGTTCACGAAGGAAGTATGCCCAGAGGCTAAGAATGTTCTCGGCTAGATCTAGCTTTTCTTCGTCTTTAAACATTATTGCTTCTCCTTATCTAGTTCTTTATGGGGGCTTATTAAAAATTCACTGGCGGTAAGCATGATTAGTTGGCTGTCTTTTCTGCCCAAGGGTTTTTGTCACCCATCAAGAGCTGCGCATCATCCAAACGATGGATAGCATCTTCTATGTGGCGGAGAGCCAATACAAGTTCTTGTACAACGGGTGGCTTAGATACGCTGATATTTTCTTTTAAGTTTCGGTGGGCTATAGCTAACCGCTCTCGTGCATTCACTAAAAGTTCTGGGGCTGCTGTATTTTCCATAATTCTCCTTTATCTCACCGCCAGTAAAGACGGCCACTTAATTATATAGCCCGATCAATTTCGTCCAATTTCCGCTCAGTAGCTGCATCTTCCAGCCGAACCATCATGTCAATAAAGTGCTCTTCCTCTTCTTTATCGATAGCTTCCAAATCTTTAATAGCCATCTCAGTAGCCTGTCGCATACAGTCAAAGATCACCAGCCAGTTCTTGGCGTAATCGATGGTGCGACCGGAGAAGTACCATCTCTTGTCTGGATACGGAGCGCCTATGGCATCGGGTAAGTCAACTAAGCTGATCGTCTTCTTAACCCGATCAATCTTGACTAAAATATCGATTCCGCCGCTGAATTTATACCTACGAATTGTCAATAAATCTTTAGTCATAACTTGACCTCCTCCGGCCAATCATCCAAATCATAATCACCGCTATAGATATGCACCGTCTCGCTCTCAGCAGGCATTCCGTGCAAACTCAGGTGATTGCCCACCATTTCCAGTGCATCTTCTGACGAATTGGCTTCAACTTCCATTTCGCCGTTATGAGTATAGCTAAAGGCAACTTTGTAATCACGCATGGTTTGCTCCGTTCTCTGCGACTTCGCCCAAATGACGCAACAGATTTAACTTGATATCTTGAAAGACTTCATAACTCTCGTAACAGGGCTCGTGAGGATGGACCATGTGATCGGTAACTTCCTCTAGATCGTGCTGGATACTCTCAGTATTCATCGTATGCCTTTCTAACCCATACTAGGCCCATGATGAGGGTAGATGCTCCAATAGCGAACTCCAGGATACCGAAGATCGCCCGTGAATAGTCTGGAAGGCTCATAATATTAATGAGCCCCCGGACGATCAGAGCCAAGCCATTCACCAAAACTAACGCGCTGAGTGTGATCAAAAGGTATTTCATTGTCTTTTCTCTATCATTCTCATTACTACTGCCCAAATCACATAGCCGACGAACATCAAGGTGAAAACGGTCAGGACGAACAAGAACAATAGCTCGAATACTCGGATGGTGTAATATAGAACCTCATTCCAACGCATATTATTTCTCCTCAAGTACCCTATCGATCAGCACCAAGACATGCTTTGCGAATTCATTATTCTCAGGCGTGTCACCTTTACGAATATTCAGGAACCATTGCTCACCCGGATTATGGGTACCTTTTTCGTAAAAAGGAATCGCTTGGCAAACATTGTCGACTCCGCCATCTGCGTTGCCGAGTGTGCCCACCAAGCAAGCACAGTCACCTTCGTATTGAGTTCCGTCAACCTTACCCTTAATCAGCTTTTCCCGCAGAAACGGTACTTCGGCCTTTAGGCATCCTAGAATAAACAGAATGTCTCGGCTGGCTTGATTGATATAGTCCTGAGGAAGCTTATCTAATGTTTGGCCGCGCAGGTCAGCGCCGTACAGGTCAGCGCCGCGCAGGTCAGCGCCGCGCAGGTTAGCGCCGCGCAGGTCAGCGCCGCGCAGGTCAGCGCCGTACAGGTCAGCGCCGTACAGGTCAGC